ATAGAAGAACCAACACTATCAGATGATGACATGGGAATGCTACATGAAGAGGCATTAAATTTAATTGACGAATTTATTAAGTCGAATCCTCTTTTATTCAGCAATCCTGATTTTGAAACTATTGTGTATGACCACGTGCAATCAATCTTGCATTTTTCCATCAATTTCAGAAGTTATGACAATGACGACTACACCGGCGAAAACGATGACTGCGATGAAGACGAAAATGAAACAGTCATGTCGTGTCAAATTGACGAGTTGATAAATGTGGCAATGCACGACTATTTCAAATTTATTCGTCCACACCGGTCATACAAGTATTCATTTATAAGAAAGTCTCCCAACTTGGAAAAAATGAAAAAAAAAATAGAATTCTTAGAGTCGCTTTATCAGCCAGAGCAAAAAACAGAAGAGTGGTATTCACACCGCCACGGGCTCATTACAGCGAGTTCGGTTTGGAAAGCGTTTGGTTCGCAGTCGGTTCAAAATCAACTCATATACGAAAAATGCATGCCGTTTGACCCGACAAAATACAGCCGCGTGAATACAGAATCATCTTTGCACTGGGGTCAAAAATACGAAGTGCTTTCAAAACAACTGTATGAAGAAATAAACGGCACAAAAGTTCAAGAATTTGGGTGCATTCGGCACCCGAATCCAAAGTATTATTTCATTGGAGCTTCACCGGATGGAATAAATGTGTGTCCATTGTCACCGCTTTACGCTCGCATGGTTGAAATAAAGAATGTTGTGTCTAGAGAGATTAATGGAATTCCAAAGGAAGATTATTGGATACAAATGCAAATACAGATGGAGGTTTGCAATTTACCGGAATGCGACTTTGAAGAAACTAAATTTACTGAATATGAAGATGAAGATGCATTCAATGCGGACTCAGATGAAACAAACGATTCTTCAAAATGGAATTATAATTTGAATGGAAAAAGACGGGGGGTTATTGTGTATTTTGCGAAAGATGAGAAACCGTTTTACCAGTATGCTCCATTGAACATTACAACCAAGGCTGAGTTTGATGCGTGGTTTGAAGAAACAGTAAACACGTATGACAATCTAACGTGGATAAAAAACATTTACTGGCGACTTGAAGTATACAGTTGTGTGCTTGTTTTGCGAAATAAGGAATGGTTCAAAAATGCAGTTGTAAAAATAGAAGAATTATGGAAAACAATTGAAACCGAAAAACAAACCGGATTTGAGCACAGAGCTCCTAAAAGAAATGCGAATGCGAGTGCAAAGAAGGAATACGGAGGTGGAGGGATTTCCTCCTTATTTCCATCAACACAAAATGTGTGTCACCTCGATTTAAAAATCTAAGGGATAATCTTATGTAAAGGAGGGTCAGAGGGGAACTTTGGTCCCCCTCGTTTAACAATTGTTTCCGTAAATATCCGATGGGGCGTCGGCATCATACGCATAAACATTAACGCGTGTATTTTTTGATGAAAAAGGAATGCTAGGAGGAAACTGAGGAACATTTATTTTTTTATCTTCGTATAATGTTCCGCACATGTTTGCGGGACTGCAGGTTCCGTTGTTCGGTGTTGCCCAATATCGAACATTGTTCGTTCTTTGAAGATAACTACTTGGAAAAACGGGATAAAACGCCGACATTGACCTACTGTCTAAATCCGATAATCCTGGTTCTTTTTGAAGAGGGTAGTCTCCTTGCAACAGTGGTTTCGTTACGCCGACTGGAAATGCGCCAGGTTGAAGAAGATGTGACACAAAATTCTCTCGAACCGGTGTAAAAAAGAACGAACCGATGAGCGCGAACAATAATGCTAAAATTAAAAATAAAATATTGTCTGTTTGACTTGTCATACTGAAGACCTGTTTATTTTGTTTAATATGGTTAGTATAATATTATAATATAATTTATTATTAATTACATTATAATAAAAATATAATTAATTTATTCTTTTGTGAGTTTCACATTTTCTCTCATTTAAAACGCCCTATGTTTAATGCATTTATCGTCGACGTGAAATGACGGGACATCTTTTGTTTGCGGAACAATCGATAAAATGCATTTTGCTTTATGGCCGTAAAGCGGCTCGGTGCATCCTTTTTCTTTCTTTTTTGCAAAATTAAATATTTTTGGAGGTGGGTCGTTTTTTGTGCATCTTGACCTAAAATGCTCATATCTCTCGCGCACATCGCAATAAGACAATCCTGATTTTTTATCCAGTCGTTTATTCACAATTTCATGAAGACGATAAATGTATTTAGAAAATGTTTCTCTTGATTTTAAATGGCACTCGCGAATCGGGTTTGCTTTCAAATTACTAGTCAAATTAATTCGGCAGTATTTGCACGGTAGTACGTACCTTAGACTATAAACGAAATCAGAGTAATGTTTTTTATCTTCCGCAGTAGGATTTATGGGATAATTAAAACTCATTGTGTGTAAAAAATGCCACATTGGAGGACCCCATACTGATGTCATCATTCCGTCTCCGCTATTATAATCATTTTTAGTAAATACGTATGCCGACGATGATGACCTTTTTTTCGTTTTATTTTTGTTTTTAATTTTTATATTTTCACGATTACCATTTTTTGTTTTATTTTTTTTATTATTAGACACATGGGTCATTATTATTGTGTTGTATTGTTATATTTAAACAATATTAAATTTTTTTATTAAAAAATAAATAAGACACAGGTAAATAATATTATAATATTCGTACGTAAAAATAATATATAATATTTTTATATTGTAAAATATTATATATTATTATATTAATACTATCAAATGTCGATTTCTGCAAAATCTGTAAAGACAACATTGGAAACAATATACTCTAAACGACACATTTTAGTAATGTTGTTGGTCGCGTGTTTGTTTATTTGGATTGGCGCGTATGTGTACAATACATATGTCAGTTCATACTTGGGGTCATCGTTGGAAGGATATGCGTCTGGAATGGGAGATAGTGCCCCTCCATCATCAGAGAGTGAAAAAACTGCAACACTTTACATGTTTGGAACGAGCTGGTGTCCGCACTGTAAAACAGCTAAACCTATTTGGGAAGAATTTGTAAATAATAACCAAAATTTAAAGGTTGGAAATTATACCGTACTTTATAAAAGCGTTGATTGCGATGCAGAAAAAAATATTGCAGATAATTTTGATGTAAAAGGATATCCAACATTCAAATTGGAACGAGGGCCTGGCGACATTGTCGATTTTGAGGCAAAGCCGTCGAATGACAATTTTACCAACCTTCTTCAATCATCGCTTACTTAAGGTAAGGGGACATGCTTAAAGGGGACATGCTTAAAGGGGACATGCTGTCCCCTCTGACCCCTTGCCCTGCGGGTCACATGTCAAACGGGGGCGGTGGAGGGGTTAAAGGGGGGCAGCAGCCCCCCCCCTTCTAGTGATTATAATTTTTTTCTTTACAACAGGAGGTTCAGCGCCTGCATTTGCGCTCTTGGGCATGAGTTCGCCAATAATCGACACTTGTTTGTCGTTCAATTCAAACCGCTGACCTATTACGCGGACGCGAATAAAATCTTTTTCATTTACGGAATTGAAATATGAATTGGAAGAATGGTGGTCACGTGATACATAAATAATCACAGGTGATTTTTTTTCATCTAAACTTGTAAATGCCCGTATGCCTGCCTGTGTTATATTTTTAGCGTAACAGTTGATTTGCATACCTTCAACCGGACAACTAATGCTGCATTCGAAAACAACCTCGAATTCAACATATTTACTTGTCAGCGTTCCGCTTGAAAATTTTATAATGCGGATGGAGTCCGGCTTTACATATCCTTCTACAATGCATTTTCCTTCCATTTTTGCAGAAATTGTATTTTTGATAGTCGTTTCAACATTTGAACCAACTAGAATAAATGGAATAACAACCTTGGTTGTCAAAACTGCATTTGAATATAACTCATCTTCCACCGGTGAAGATTTTTTTTGCATTGATGACGACGACGACGATGACATTGTATATATAATATACTCTATTATATATTCTTTATATTCTCTATATTTTTTTTTCAATTTTTAATTTATTGAATATATAGCTTCAACCATATTAAGACTCCATATTTTATTACTTAATTTGATGTGATTATAATAACTCAGGATAATTTCTTGCAGTATGCAATATGTTATTTGAGTAAGATTTTGCGGTATTTCAATAGAATGTTGAAATTTATATTGTTGTATTATGTCTTGGAGTGTGCGTTTTTTTGTTGGAGACGTGCTGCATACGCTTCCACGATTTTGATTTTCTTTTACTTTAAACGCAACACCATCTTTTATAGATTGCGTAAATCCCAAAAATTGTGCAAAATCATTTTTATCAATTTTGAATTTGCTCGTCAAACCATTTCGTTCGTCACTTGTCAATTCACTTTGGTTGAACGCGCTCCATTCGTCCGCTTGATTTTGTTTATAATAAACTGACACAACCGACACATTTTTTGACGTAGACGATGATGCATTTTTTGAAGGAATAAATAAATACGTACCGGTTGATTCTTTGTCGCCTTCTTCTCGTGTGACAAACCGATTGAAATACTTTAATATGTTTTTAGCGCATGAGGGGGCAAAAGTTTCTGCTGCATACTTTGCCTCCTCGTACAATACTTTATTTTTTAAAACGGCTTCATCTTTTATTCTTTTAGAAATTTGTTCTATATTATTTAAATCTAAAATTAGAGAATCAATTTCATCAAACGTCAAACGGTCCATAATATGAATAAAAATGTACCAATGAATTTCATCCAAATCGATTACTCTTTCAAGTGTATGAATCATTTCATTGCAATAAATATACCAAATTCTATCTCTCGAAATCATGGGTATTGCTCCCGAAATTAATTTCAACGCAGGGTCTTGTGCGTCTGCAATGTCATTTTTTGTTTTTTTACTCATTAACGTATTTATGGCTAAATTATATGTGTATGCTATATTCGAAATAATATTTTTTACACCTTCATACCCCTTGGTTTCTCTTCTTTCTCTCTCCACTTCTTCCTCGTTTGGTGCATCCACTTTTTTTGCTACATTACCCACATTACCCACATTACCCACATTACCCACATTACCCACTACACTTGATTTTTTAACATTTACATTCACACTTATTTTATCGCGCTTGAAAGGAATTGGCGTGCTTCTTTCAAAAACGCTAATTGCCTGGTCGTTTAATTCAACCGGTTGAAAGAGATAATAGTCTCCAATATTTATCAAGTTTCCATATTTTCCGTAGCAATCAGAAATATATTCATTTTTATTATTTATCATTTGCGTGAGAGCAAAATTGATTTGAAGTTGCGAATATGTTTTTATACGATTTATAAAATGAATCAAATTTATTTTATTATAAAAATGTTTTTCTTTAAATGCCAATTTTATTATTTTGATTATATTTTCAACATTCATTAAAATAAATGTTTCATTAAATGTTCCCATTTTCACATCTTGTTCTTTTATTTTTGCACCAGGAGTGCACGTGTATTGGCAACTTTTCATATAGTCGCACGTGGATGTAAATGGTTTATCGCCTATTCTATAATCAATACTACCACCTGTAGATAAAGTTAACTCTATTTCAGTATTTATATTTTTCTCTGTAAAATCGCCCTGTTTAATATTCAAAATGCAGTCAACTGAAGATTCTTTTAGCACCCTGCTAACCACTCCCATTTTAACTGCTTTTGTTTCAGAAAAGCGGTACATTGCTAAATCGGCAGATTCTTTCCCGCCTTCTAAAAGACTTGCATGAAGAAATATTTGAACATTTCTTTGGTTGAAGGGTAATTTTTTATGGCTGCACGTTCTAACTCCTCGACCAATAATTTGTTCAATTGCGCTCATATTATACCACGGGTCCATCACGTGTATTTGGCGAATATTTTTCAAATCAACGCCTTCTGAACCTGATTTTGAAATGATGACAACTTTACACCTTGACCCGTCCATATTTTTATCGGAACGAAGTGCATTTATTTCAATGTCATTGTTCGGAGAAATGGATTGTTTTCCCGTAATTAGCGCATACTTTAGCCCATTTGATTTTATAGAAGACGCGCTTGCGCTTGAAAATAGTGATTTTGATGTTGAATTTTCATTTTTATTTTTATACCTTGTAAATCCCATCTCCTCTAATGCAAGTGCCATTGGAATTACCCCGCTCTCAATAAAATAAGTATATATTAGCACAATCCCTTCACAAAATGAACTTTTAGATGGCGATTTTTTATTATAATTTAAAACAATGCTGTCGCATATGGATTTGATTTTTGAGCTGTACTCTCCGATGTGTTCCGGTGAAAATATTCGAGTTTTTGTATTCTTGTACGCATACTGACCTTTTTCTTTTTTCATAACATTTAACAATCCTCTCTCTCCGTATGTGTACTCTAAATCCTCTTCTTCTTCATTCTTGTATGGATATGTCATATTCAAGATTTGCCGAAACGAAATCAAATCATTTATAGTATATCCAGAAAGAGCGCTGTTTTCATCAATGTCTTCTTGATAATCTTCTTCTACATCACCAACCGCCGCACCAATATCCGTTGCACCCCTTCGTTCGTGGTCGTGTTCTTCCATTTTCCCCTGTTTTCTCTCGTACACGTCATTTTGGTGTTTTCCAATCTTGGTTACATAAACATCCACATGTTCTAATCCAGGAACTGTTGTTTTCCCGTTGAATGTAGCCCTGGGATAAGCAATGCTTCCTCTTGTTTTAGTTGTGCCGTCATAAACTTCTTGCTGTTTTAATGCGTTGTCTTTAGAAAATTGTGACGGAAAAATTCGATATGGAAATGTATATGGATTTTCACCCCTCACATATGAAATATATCCAATTGACGCTTCTTTTAATAATTCACTCCCAACCGGCTTCCCTTCTACAACTAAAAGATTATTATCTGAATCGAATAAGTCTCTTGAATAAATTCGAGGGCGTCTGTCATTGATTCGCATAAGATTTAAAAGCCAAACAATTTCTTTTGGGTCGTTGAACATTGGTGTCGCTGATAAAAATAACAACCGTACATTTTCTGCATATTTTACAAGATTCAATAAATAAGCCGCATCCTTGTTATTAGATTTCAAATTATGAACTTCGTCAATAATAATCAACCTGTTATTGAAATAGTTTCTCAGCCTTTTTATTCCTTCACGACTTATTTTTATTTTGATTTCACCTTCTTCGTCTAGTTCGTCTTCCTCTTCATCCTCCTCTTCTTCTTCTTCCTCCTCTTCTTCTTCTTCTTCCTCTTCTTCTTCCTCTTCTTCTTCTTCTTCTTCTTCCTCTTCTTCCTCCTCGCCTAGTTCGCCTTCGCCTAGTTCGCCTTCCTCTTCTTCCTCCTCTTCTTCTTCTTCCTGTTCTAGTTCGTCTAGTTCGCCTTTAGCTTTGACTTTAATAGTGGCTTTGGATTTTTGTAGACCTTCTCCGCTAGTCAACATTTTTATAATGGATGAAATTTTTTGATATCCAAAAAATAAATATGATTTTTTTATTATTTTATCGATTTGTTTTTTTATTTTTAATTTAATATTTTCTTCTTCTTGCGCATTTCCAATTTCATCATCATTATCAAACAAATGTAAATTTATTTCTTTTAAATACTTATTACCTGTGCAGCCGCTTATAGTCCATTTTCCCGACTCATTGCGATGCAATTTACTAATGTCAAACAATTCCTTCTTGAAATTATTTTTTACATTTATATTTGAAATAACGATTATTTCTTGTTTTATTCCCATTTGATTCAAATAATCTCTCATATTTTCAGATATTCCAATTGCAGAACATGTTTTTCCAGAACCGAGACCATGATACAAAAGTAAACTGTTATATGGTGTTTGAAATGACATGAAATTTTTTACAAAATATTGATGTTGTTGCAACTCGTATGTTGCGTTGCACATTTTATCAGCATGCTCTATTAATTCTTTATTTCTGTACACCTTTTCCGTGTTTCTTGTATCATAAAATTCTTTTTTTTCTGCCAACTTTATATTAAAATTTGCATCATTTAAATCTGGATAAAGAAAATTATTATTTTTACTTGAACTTGGATTCGCATGCGGCGGCGGCATCATCTTTATTTTTTTTTTTACTTGTTCTTGATTTCCTTCCTTTTCTTTTTCCTTTTGATTTGCTTCCATTTCTTTCTCTACAATAACAACTTCTGCTTCTGTCGCTTCTTTCGCTTCTGTTGTGTCTCTTTCTTGTTCCGTTTCTTTTGCCTTTTTCGGTTTTATTTTTATTTTCCTCAGTTTCTTTTTTTCAGATGCGCACCTATTTTTGTCCGTTTTATAACATCCATCTTCATTGGCAGTTGCAGTTGAATTCGGATTAAAAATGCATCTTTCAGTTGCTTCATTGTATTTGCAAAACACTTCTTTTTCATCTTCCGTTTCTTTTGCATCTTCCGCTTCTTCCGATTCTTTTGTTTCTTTTGCATCTTCTGTTTCTTCTGCCTTTTTCTGTTTTATTTTGATTTTCCTCAGTTTCTTTTTTTTAGATGCGCACCTATTTTTGTCCGTTTTATAACATTCGTCATCATTGGCAGTTGCAGTTGAATCCGGATTAAAAATGCATCTTTCAGTTGCTTCATTGTATTTGCAAAATACCCCATCATTTTTCTGCATGTCTTCTTTTGGTTGTTGTTCCTCTTCTGGTTCCATGAATGTTTGTTATAAGATTTTTTATAATATATAATATAAACAAATAATATATTATAGATTGATTATACCTATTCAAAATTAAAAATAATAAAATAAATTAACCTCCGTTATTTAAATAATATGAAACAAATATATAAAACTCATAACACCACATCACAAAGCATGAAATTATTAAGAGTATTATTAACACTCGTGATTATATTTTTTTTTTCGATATTATATGGTCGAATAATGTCCATGCACTCTTTATATGATAACCATTTCATGTTTTTTACTTCTGACTTTTGATATTCATTTTTTTGAATTGTGTCTCTGCTCATGTATGATAAATAATATTTATTTTTATAAGATTTTATGTTGGAACCAATGAATATTTCTTCAAATGGAATAACATTGTGTATTTGTTTCAAGCTTAGTTTATCATATCCTGTTTCTTCTTCGAATTCTCTAAATCCGCAATCTAAATCTTTTTCTTGATGGTTTCTGCGCCCTTTGGGAAACCCCCACTCCGCTGTTTCCCAACTTGTTGTGGATGACGAAATTAAAGTTTCCAAGTTGTACCTTACACCTGATGACATTTCGACTCCACTTTTCATATGCAAAAATTTATTTTTAGAAACCTGTTCTTCCCCCCTATATTGTATTCCGGAATACTCGCCCCACAATGATGACCATAATTCATCAAATGGTTTTGTTAATATATTATGTTTTTCGTACATTGTCATTTCATCAACTATATTTTTAATGTATTGATAATTGTGCACCGAATATTTACCACGAATAAATTCAACATAACCAAAACTATCGGTTCTTTGAATCATTAAATATTCATATCTATTTTTGAAATCGCATTCGCATTCGCACTCACCTTTTTTATTTTCTTCCTCTTCGCATTTTTCGTATTCACTAGACTTTCGAAATGCGATAACACCTATGCTTGTAATGGGAACACTGCAATTTGAATACATGTGCCCATTTTTCCCACAATTGTTACAATAACAGTTGTTGCTGTTGTTGTTGCTGTTGTTGTTGCCATCATTCATAAATTTTTGCATATTCATCTGAATTTATTTTTTTTAACTGTTCTTGGTTCTTGGTTATTAGTTATATGTAAAAGACAAAATCTTTTTATATTGTTTGAATACAAACATACAAACAATACAAAAATTATGACAACAACCACAAAAAACAGTTTAGATTCTAACGTATGGGGACCGCACTATTGGTTTGTTTTACTGACAATGGCAACATCTTATCCTAAACATCCAAACGATGTTACAAAAAAAAAATACTATGAATTTATTCAAAATTTACCATTATTTATGCCGTCCAGCACAATTGGCAATAATTTTAGTAAGTTATTAGACGCATTTCCAGTTACTCCATATCTCGACAGCAGAGACTCGTTTATCAAGTGGGTTCACTTTATACACAATCGAATCAATGTTTCTCTAAATAAAGAAGAAATATCACTGCACGATGCTTTGGAAATTTATTACAACAACTATAAACCCAAACACGTTGTGGCGAGAGAAAAATATAAACATTGGCAAAAAGTTGTGTTTGTCATTATTGTAATGTTATTTTTAGGATTTATTAAATATAATATGAGTAAGTCAAATTAATTTTTACAACGGCTCAGATATTTTATAATCCAAGAACATACTTTGTCCCGATAGGTAGGTTGGTCGACCATTTGAGCCTCCAACTGTCCATGTTTCAAAAGGTAATTCTTGGTATATTCATCAATTTGGTTATTCATATTTTGTTTGGTTTGATATAATATTCTATAATTTCAATTTTTTATATTAATTTAATATTTGTATAAATATAGGCAAATCAAATATTAAATTAAAATTAAATATAATATAGTTGTAGTGTATAATAAGCCGAGATGGATAAATCAACATTAAAGGCGGAAGAATGGATAAAAAACAATTCAGGACATTTAGCTGAACTCGATGAATGGTTAAATACTGAAGTGAAAATAGGCAATACCGCTTTCAATAAATATTACGATGGCAACATACGCGAGTTAATTAACGTGCTAGGGATGCAGCACCATGCTATATGTCAGTGTATCGAAAAAAAAATAGGGGAAGAACGGTTCAATGTCGGGGATTTTCTTGAGAGATTCGTCGACAAGATTACACCTAGTGATAAAGTTACTGCACAAAATTTATCAATTCTATGCAATGAAATTTGCAAATTAAATAAAGACAACCTGCAAGCACTTCATGATATGTTATGTCGTGCCGGTTCAAAAACATTTGATTTTAAAGCATGGAGAATACTAGTCGATGACGCAAGAGCAGCGAAAGGGTATTTGCGACACTCCGGCACTTCAGCTTCGGTTAGCCCCTGGTATAGACAGGCGGAAACTGAGGGAGGCGGGCGAAAATTATCACGCCGTAGAAAATCCAATCCAAAATCAAAATCGAAATCGAAGCACAAGCATAAGCGGCGCAGTTATAAGAAAAGTAGTTATAGAAGACAAAGACATTAAAATATAAATTTATATATATTATATTGAAGTTCAATTTTTTATATTAATTTAATATTTGTATAAATATAGGCAAACCAAATATTAAATTATTAAAAAGTATAAAAACAAAATTAAATGTCAATAACGAAAAAAAGAAAAATGTACATGACCGGAGGAATTCCAATATATCCAGGAGGATTTAGTTGCGTATTTAAACCACAATTGAAATGTAAATTGAAAAATAAAAATAAAACAAGACGGAACAAACATTATAGAAAAATGGATTCCGCAGGTATATCAAAATTGTTATTAAAAGAACACGCAAAAATGGAAATGGATAATATTCATTTGTTTTATAATGCTCTAAAAAGTATTCCAAAATCACACAAGTATTTTCTTTTTACAAAATCGAAACTTTGTTTGCCTGCAAAAATGTCAAAGCGCGACCTGAAAGGATTTGACAACATGTGCTCTAGTTTCACAAATCATGAAATAAATGAATCAAATATAAATGCGAATGTTAACAATTTGCGATTAATAAACATGCCAAACGCCGGTGTCTCAGTAAACGAGTGGCTGTTAAACACGCGGCTCACAAGTGCGCGAATCATTCTTTTTAATAAGTTAATGTCGGAACTGATTGTAAATGCGATTGTCCCAATGAATAAAATGGGTGTTATTCATAATGATATCAAAGAAGACAACATTCTCATTAGCGGCTCAAAAACAAACCCAAGACCCACCATCATCGATTGGGGAATATCCGGCATATCTACATCTCACGACCCTATTCCAGAAATAATTATGAATAGGTATATTTCCGTATCAAATCCGTTTAGCAGCATCATTTTTACATCCGATTTCATCATGAGTTATAGCGTGTTTTTACAAACGCACAACAATCCATCATCTCCTTCATTTCGACAAGAACTATCCTCGTTTGCACTTTCGCAATATTTAAAATTCAAAGAAATTGGACACTACTCATATGTTGAACAATTTTTTATTACCGCGTACACGTTTAAAAAAAGTTTCATGGACCCGAACCCAAATGTTGATGAAGAAGCTTATGAAGCCCAAATTATTGAAAACACATACCACAAATATGCAGCCGCGTATATTGCGGACGTGTTATTCCATTTTACCGATTTTGACAAGGATTTAGGAACCGGCAAATTTCAATACGCAAAATATTTTACTCAAGTTTATATATTCAATTGCGACATATGGGGAACCATGTGTTGCTACAATGTATTTTTTTTAATTGTAAAAGAACCCGCAATGGTTCAACACATCAACCCGGTAAAGTATTTCAATTTTCTTACACGACTTTTATCCATATTTACCACAGAAATAATGGTGAATGGTGACAAAAAAGTCAATGTTACAAAATTAGTCACGTATTTAAATCATTCATTTCACTAGAACTACGTTCCCCTTTAACCCCTCCTTAGTAAAATAGAGGTCAACCGCATTGTTTATAATGTTATTTACGCTTATCTGCGTTTAAAAACAATAAAAACAATAAAAATAATACAATATTGATAATATAATGTATTATTCACAGTGTCAAGAAGATATATTTTTGAATGAAAATATATTCAAAGGCAAAAAAGATGGTGTTTATATTGAATTAGGAGCACTAGATGGTATTTTATATTCTAATACAAAATTTTTTGAAGATTCATTGGGTTGGAAAGGGATATTAATTGAACCACATCCAGATAAATTTAAATTACTTCAATCGAATAGACCTAATAATTTTTTATTTAATAATTTAGTAAGTTGTCATACAGAACCGTTAGAATTTAGATATTTTGTAGATTGTCACGCTGCAGTATCGGGCGTAGAAAATACTTTATCTCAACATCATTTTGACGTTTATTTTGATAGCAATAATGACTGGCATAAATCATTGCCGCAGAATAAAATTTTTATAAAACCTACAACATTGACTGCAATTGTAAAAGAAACAAACTTACCACATATAGATTTATTGTCATTAGACGTCGAAGGACACGAATACGAAGTGTTACAATCTTGGGATTTTTCTATTCCCATTGATATAATTTTAATTGAAACATTGGGTGTTCAGCCTGAAAAAGACGAATTATGTAGAGAAATACTTATTAAAAATAATTACAAATTTATAACTAAATGTCATCATAATGAAATATTTGCTATTAAATAGTCGCATCCACAGTCGCATTGTTTATAATGTCATTTACAATTTCATTCACAATTGCATTAATATTTTCATCACCACGTGATGACGATGATGATGACGATGATGATGATGATTCCTCTTCAGACGTTTTTGGAACTGCCAGAACTGGAAGAACCTCTGAAGTCGAGGAAATCGCCGCCTTTCGCGTTTTTATGATTACATAGTCATCCTCGTCAAATTCATACTTTTTTTTATTTTCATCTGCGATTATGTCATCGATTATTGTTTTTTTAAGTAAAACTTTTTCCTCTAAATATTCTTTTACTCCAGATGAGTAATTTGCAGAATAACTCAACATGGTATTCACAACATTAACCATATGATAAACACCCGCGATTAAATAATATTGAGTATAATATAAATATTTATTTTCTTCTTTTTTTGGGTTTTCAGCCTCTTTTTTCATCGTTTGTATATAGTATATAGAGAGAAATCCTTTATTTATTTATCTATATTTTTAACTTTATATAATAATAAATATATACTTATTATTTTATTGTATAATATATAATATGATGAAAACAATAAGTATTCAAAAAATATAAATTGAAAAAAAAATGTATATATTTATTTCTTGTAGTTTACAAGATTCAATATGGAGAGTGTCGCCACCAAGGCGACGACGACAAAAGGAGAAGCAGCAGCAGCACAATCCGGAGAAATAATGACAAAAAAACAGCTTGGATTGTTTCAACGAGAAATGAATGAAGCACTCGGCAACAAACGCACCGATGAAATGCGCCGAATGGTGTACGGCAACTCCGCTTTGATTTCGACCACGCGTGAAAAGGGCATCATCACCATGACGTTGCGATTTGCAATTCAAGAGCACGACGACGCTTTAATCGCATCATTACTTGGTCGCCTATCGATGAAGCGCGACTTTTTCGAATTGATGGTTTACAAAAGCGACCCAGCTTACAGCGCGCAATTATTTGAAACTCACATTGATGTTGCCGTGTTGGAACCAAAAGATATTCGGTTCATGATTGAAAACGGCCTGACACACTTGCTTCGTCACTTGGACGGCAAATTTCTGCATGATGCAGGCGGCACCAAATCCGAATTTGACAAGTCTTCGACTCTGCGTGTTTACTCGCTTCAAAATTGCGGCCACTACATTGAAAAAATCATGAAGGTCATTGAGAGAAACGTGACGAAAGCCATTGCCGAAGATGAAAAGAAAAAAAAGAAAAGTCACCTTCCTCTTGAGGTTGTGAAAAAACTGCAAACAACTTTCGCCGCTTACGATGTCATAGTTGACGGCGGAAGCGTTTTACACTCGCGAAATGGTGAGCCCAATCCAAATGACTTGCGCAAAATGATTGACTTGTTGAAAACGCGCGAGCATTCGCCACTTGTTGTCATTCACGCATCGCACACCAATGTCAAACTGAACCCGACATATGCCCCTGAAGTGAACAAAATTCTTCAACAAGCTGGCATCACTTTCATTACAACTCCGACGGGTTTGAAGTTGAACGATGACCTCTTCATTCTGCTGGCATACTTGATTCGCGCAGACCACGCGCTCGCGTGCAGCATTGTGACGCGCGACACATACACCGACCACATGGACACATTTAAAAACCCGCAAAAAAATCTGTCGGATGACTTTGGCAAGTATCTGGCAAATGATTTGATTTCATTCACGAATGATGCATTCGGTCGTATGCACGTGCCACCCACCCAAACAAAACCATTCTCAAATTGCATTCAAATTGTGGAGCCGCATGCATATATTCCGCTACTGCCCACAACACCAAGTATGTCATCCCCCGAATTTAGTCAAATACGTTTATAGGTTCGCTTCGCTGACATTAAGGGGAACTTGGGTGCAAAGTGTTGCGCCCCTATTTTTTTTCTTTTACATATATATAAATAATATTTGCAATGCCTGCCAAATCATCAAAGTGTGTAAAACAGACCCAGAAAAAATACGCGACAAGGTCATCTCCACCTTTTCCTGCAAATGAATGTAAAAATAAAACAAAAAAAGGTAACAATGGAAAGTTTTTTAAATCAGCTGTAGACAAAAATGGTGTTTACAAGTGGATTGCGCTGAAAATTACAAACAAGACTAGACGTAAATAACTTGATTCCCTTCATCCCATACTATACATGTCAGCGGAAAAATGGCGCATCGTTAGATGGGCAAAACGCCGGAGCGCTCACAATTGGCGGCTGACTGTTCACCATCCCGACGCGGTTATATAACAATACATTCGCAGTGTTGGCCAGCACATGCACCATACAATGAGCATACGTTGAACTCCAAATGTACTTTTTTTCATATAAATTTACGCTTAAGTGGTAACACCCTATACCGAGACCCATCAGTGTATAATATGTCAGTAATGCTGGTAGTTGTGACAGTTGTGACGATGAATCATGACTCATCACGGATGATGATGATAACAAGCGATAAGCGCGATAGTTCTGATATGTTAGCGCGAGTGCGACGCAACTCATATCTAGATTGCGCCTCCATCCACAGACCGGTTTGCGCCAGTAGTTGACAGAAGTCAAAAATACACCTCCGGGCACAGCGGCTAAATCATAACACCCGCAATACAGTGCGTATACAGAAGATAAAAAAGAAATAAAAGATACACGAAAAATACTAGAGGAATATTTTTGTTCCATAACATATTCTTCTTCTAATCTTTGACAATTATTATTGTTGGCGTCGCACATTATTACTATAAAAACTAAAATGGAAAAAAGAATGGTAAAGTAACCGAATCCGATACATGTGGCGTGACACTTAATATTTAAAATATCGATTAGTATATAAATATATTTGAATAATTATAGTTATAAGTAAAATGCCACATATCTTGTATACTGGAATAGGAGCAAAAGAGTCAGAAATACATTCTATTGAAGAATTTTTAAATATTATGAAATATGCCTCATTTCATTACGATGAAATGACTTCACTCGGTTTCGATATGGAATATAAAAACTATTTACTTCCTGATGATTTTATAAATTTTACATTAGAAGAATGGATAGACTATTCAGGTGCTACTATATGTCAGTAGTTTGTAACTTTGGATTATTTATAGTTTGCAGATTTTATTTTAGAGAGAAGAGAGATAATGAAAATTAAATACAAATAAATTCATAAAAAAACAGAAATTAAAATAAAAAACTATTATATTAGTTTAATAAAAACGCAGCAGTGACATTATGAAATTTAAATTCGAGTTTATTATTTTTATTATAACCGCCGCATTAATTTTGAATACTTATCACGATGGAAAGTATTTCAAAATGGTGGAGACGGCGAATGCGAGAAAGTATATTAAAATGGCAACATTTGGATTCTTCGGATTATCCATGTATTTATTTTTAAAAAAGAATCCGTCAAATTCTCAAACGATTATGCATCATGCAAACGAGTTGATTAAATATATGCCAATCAGCAGAGAATCGGCGGATATGCTGACCCCTTTTTTCGACATGACAAATAAACGCGCATTTTTTAGCGGTGATAACGGCGGAAACAATGGAAATGAAGATGAAGCGGAAGATTGGTCTAATACAAGTACATCTAAGCGACAACAATACAACATAAATAAAATGATGACCTCGGGAGGAACTTCGGCGACAACCGGAACAAAAGCCACAAAACGAAGTGTAAGCGAATCAAAGAAAAAGTTTGTCGCTGCTCAACAGTCGTGGAAATGCGGCGACTGCAAACGACAACTGCCTAGCTGGTTTGAAGTAGACCACAGGATTCGCCTTGAAAATGGCGGTTCCAACCAAGTGGATAATTTAGTGGCATTGTGCCGAGACTGTCACGGGAAAAAAACAGCATTTGAAAATTTTTAAATGGAATAAAAATGGATTGGATTGATTAAAATATAATAATAATATAATATATCTGTATTTATTATTATTTCTATACAATTAAAATATTTGATATACAAAATGAATACAATTCAAGGTGAAGGCACGTCAACTTTAATGAAGTTTTTTCTAATAGTAACAGCATGTATTATTATAAATGTTTTATTATATTTATTCGAAGATAAGTGGATTGGCGGGCTGTTTAGTGGTGCATGGTTGTTTGCAACAGTATTGACCTACTTGTACAATAAAGGGTTTGATTTAAATATAACAAACTACAGTATGACAACATTATTAAAGAGTTATTTTCTTCCAATACTTACATATCTAGCATGGATTGGTGTCATTTACTGGTTAATAACGGCACAAAACGATTTAAGCGAAAACCCAACCCAAAGCCAAGTTTCCAGAAATTTTGCAGGAGTTATGACCGGGTTCATTTTTGTTTTAGCCGGAATAGTAACATATTGTTACACTTATGGTAAATCTGTAGGTTGGTGGATGTTGTCAAGCATACTTGCTTTGTCATTGGGCTCATATTTGTACTATATATTCTATAATTTACTCGATGATTGCAACAAAAATATTTCAAAATCTAGTTGTTGGACATTTTCTGCCAATGTGACATTTCTAAGTTTTATTTTAATAACCGGAACCTTTGGTTATTTATCAACAATAGATTTGGTGGGACGTGCAAAAATTCTTCAGTTTTTTCCAAAAAATTTCTTGAGCAACCCAACCTTGCCAATCAATCTATTTTCACTATTTCTTTATTTAATGCTGTGGATTTCATGTTTGATTGTATTTTTTCGCCACGACTCAAAAATCGGCGATGAAGAAGGCGACCCTGTGAATGCAACGTTTACAGCAATTGGAGCACTCATGTTGATTTTATTACTTAGTAAAGAAACATCACTTGTTGCAAAACTTATAAGTCAACCCTTGTCTACCATTTTGTTACACGTATCAATCATAATAACATTTATAATATCTATTTATTTTACAACAGTATACTTGGAATCTAATACTTACAACAGCAACAGTAATATTGGCGGCATTTGGACATTGTATATAATACTATGTTTATTATTTATTGCATATTTAGTTTTAATAGGTAGGGCATATTATTTATCATAGGCAAAAGGCAACGGCAAGGGCAAGGGAATGAACAATTTATAATGTTCTTTAGTTATTTAATATAATAATTATAATTATATATAATTATATTAAAGTATATACTTTTCTATCCATATTCTATTCATTTTTTTTAATATTTTGTATTTAATATTATACTATATAAATGTCCCGTTATCAGAATTTCAAAGATACAGCTAAAAACGTAGGGGAATCAATTAAAAATTTAGGCTCAAAAATAGGAACCGATGTAAGTACAAATAGTTCACAACTAAAACAAAAGATTTTACAAAATACACAAAGTACATATATAATATTTTTAATTTGCATTTTAATATTTTCTGGAATATCATATGGTTTAATTCACAAATTCATTGGAAATGAATGGTTGTTTTCAGTATTTCTCCTTTTAATATTTGCATTTGCAGCCATGTTGCGTTTTGTCATAAACACGCCAACTATTTACGTCATCATATTTTTATTGGTATCCATATCTGGTTTGCTTTTTCTTCTTGTAAACAAACTTGCAGGAATTATCATGTCCATAATTGTCGGAATTGTACTGCTTCATTTGCTATACATTGTGGTCGTAAAAGGTGTGAATATCAACGAATCCGTCAACAACTTTTTTAGCGGCATGTCGGTGTCATCCACAAGAGATGCGTGGAACTCACTCACAAAAATAACCAGCTTCTTATGCAGCTATTTCGTAAAGGGATTTTTGGTGCAACTTGTTTCCAAGTCAATGCTAATTATTTTTCTCATGTATTTGGCTCTAGTTGTATACATTTACACAAAACAACCGTACCAAATCGTCTCTGATAATAAATCGATATTTTTGTACATATTTTTATTCATCGGATTTGCACTTTTATCATTGCTTGCAATGGGATTTGAAGCATTTGTGCCTTTTATAATATCATTTTTAAAATACACAGTACTAATCGGAATTGTTCTAGGAATCATTCTTGCAATTTTGCACGTCTATAATAATGTTCCCATGATTGCAAACACGGTATTATTTGCCATAAACATTGCAATACTTGTTGGAATTTTTGCCATGGTGGTCAAATTCATTGGTGCGGAAGCACCGGGTTATATTTCCGGACCGCCATCCTGGTCAAGTCTATTTTTTAAAATGCTTATTTATATACCTTGTTTGTTTTTAGACGCCGTTGACTTCTTCAAGACAGAATTGAAATTAGCACAAACACAATGGACATATTTTATTATTCTCATTATTGAAATTGTACTTGTTGCATTACTGTTCATTCTTCCAAAAGCGTTTGATGCAGTCGTTAATCACAACGGCGAAGTAATATTGGACAGCGTATTACCTTTGAATGTGACAAACAAACCGTTACAAGTAACGACCACAGATTCAAATAATGTTGAGACAAACTCTTTGACACCGTCACTGGCAGACAACACTAAAAATGGTAATCAGCCAACTTACAATTATGGAATATCTGCATGGTTTTATATTCACCCACAACCGTTGAATACAAATAGTAATTATACAACTTCTACTGGTGTAAGTATACTGAATTTTTCAGGAGCTCCCATCATAAACTATGATGCATCTAATAATTTAATAAACATTGTCGTTGATGGTGTGACGATTCCACAGACGTCTCAACCAAAAAGCCAAATTCCTTTGCAAAGATGGAATCATTTATTTATCAACTTTAATAACAGTGGCATAATGGACGTGTTTCTAAATAATCATTTGGAAACTTCAGTGCCAAATGTGATTCCCACACTTCCAACAAGCTTGACTGTAGGAAGTAAACCGGGAATATATGGCCAAGCATGCAACGTAGTTTATTATCGAAACGTTTTAGGAAGTGATGGAATTTCGTGGATATATAATACTCATAAATATCTAAACCCGCCAACAAGTCCAAACTTTTAATTCATTCATAATTCATTCATAAATTATTTTATTTAGAAATATTATAAATATTATTATTAAAAAAATTAAAATAATAATAATAATAATATAATACACATTATATAGGTCATTTTATCATAGTACATAATACAATATGGATTTTCCTTGGACAACGATTATTATTGTTATACTTTTAATTATTATCGTTTATTTTGTTTACACAATGTTGTCTTCTTCTTCAACCACGGTTTCATCGGGGGGTCAAGATGCATCTAAACCAACACCAATGACTGTAACTCAATCGTACTCTTTTACAATATCCACCTGGCTTTACGTAAGTACTTGGAAGACAGCGGCGTCTCAAAAAAACATTATATCAACACCAACGGGTAGCAGTCCATTTAATTTAAGTTTAGGAGATGTTGACAATAATTTATATGTTACAGTTGGAGACCAAAATATACCAGCAGGTGGAGGAACATCAACAATATCAATTCCACTTCAAACATGGGCGTCCATCATTGCAACTGTAAATAATGGAAACTCGTTGGACATTTATGTCAATGGTAAACTTGTCCAAACAACTGCTTTAGACAAAGTATATAGTTTACCTGCTGGAACGATAAATGTGGGTGGCGGAATTGATGGTCATATTTCTTCAACATTTGATTCCAATCCTTTCGGACCGCAAGACGCTTGGAACACTTATTCTAGCGGATATGGAAGCGGCGGAAGTTCTGTTTCAGACTTTTTCAATAAATACAAGGTTCGATTCGCTTTTGTAAAAGATAATGTGGAATTGTCTAGTCTTGACATTTAATTGAGGGAAGGGAACCAAGGTTCCCCTCTGACCCCTCCTTTTGTTTGTAATCTATATGTAATGTAAGGAGGGGTCAGATTAATTATAATCATAATTAAATTATAATTATAATTATATATAAAATAAATAAAAATAAATAAAACCTTGAAAAATGTTATTTTATGGAAAAGAAATAGACATATTTTATATTATTTTATTTGTGATTTTAATTCTAGTTGTTTATATTTTATTTTCATTTTACACGCAACAAAAACAAACCATTGCGCTGACCACTTCTTCGCAACCCATTTTAAGCGCGGGTCCAATCGTTCCGATACCCATTCAACCTGGCGCAAAATTGGAAAGAGGTGCATTTGCAATATCGCTATGGATAAATATAACTTCGTGGGTGCCGCCAACAAAAGTCGATGCGAGTTTCAACGTGTTGTCGCTGAACAATGCAACCACAACCAACATATTAACATCATACATTGATGCAAGTTGCAACTTATTTATTTCATCAACTTTATTTACTCCACAACCGATGTATCAAATAACTCCCTTGCCAATAAAAGAACCGATGAATATAATTTTGAACTACAACGGCGATGACGACTACAATGAAGATGAAGGTGAATTCTTGAGAGACTCTGACGGAAATATTAAAAAAGTTAATGGAAAACCCGTATCAATATATAATACGGATACCGGGTTCATTTATAATAATCGTGCTCTAGACGTCTTTGTTAATGGTAGGTTGAACAACACTATTATTTTGAATAGTACGCTGACCGGGAATAACGCTAGTGGAAATAGTTATGTGTCACACAACGACGCATCCATGAATTACTTGACGAATGATAATATTCAACTTTTGATTGGTAATGTGGGTAGTACAACTGTCGTACCTGGACCCGTTGGAACAATATCAAATGTTAGCTTTATTAAAGGTGGGTGTTCAACCGAAGATGCTCAGAGTATAAGCGACGGTGGAAATTCAAGCAGCATACTAGACAATCTTCTTTCATATAAACTCCGTTTCAGTTTACTCGAAGACGATAAAGAAGTAAAAGTGTATGATATTTAATTAAATATTGAATTATTAAAATTGATACACATGTAAATATTCAAAAAACGAAATCACAACATGCCAGTCGTTTATTTTCACGGTATTTACTCAAGTGTATAAAGCCGTCGAGCGGATATTTTCTATTTTTTACGTAGTAGTTACTTGATGCATTTGTTCCCTGAAAATTTCCGGCATTCGCCATTGTTGCTCCATATGCCGAATAAAATGAAAACCCGTTGTTCGTAATGGTGTCTGCTTTCAATTTTTGAAGGCGCGTGCTTCCTGAAACGGCGCCTTGTTGCGCAAATTGCGTATTATTTGGCTTATAAATTGTACTGCAATAACTGTTGGCGGGTTGATTGAGCGCGTTATTATTATACGTTTTAGGATTTGAACAATTTTTAGACTGATAAACTTGGGGACCGTTGGGTTCATTAGTTGGGTATAAAAATTGAAACGGAATATTATTTACATTGGCATAATAGACGCCATCCGCTTTTTTTGTTGTTGAGAGTCGTTGAGCTGCAGTTCTGCATCTGGACTGCAAATAGCCCGCCCTGGTTTCATAATAGGACTGGCTCAGCGTGCAAATGCCCGACCTGATTCGATTATTTTCAGGATTGCACGAAATGCGCACCGTATCATAAACGCTGGTAATTATTTCATAACTTTCATCAACATTTACTTCATCTTCTTGGTCCGGAATCGTTGGAGCAATCGAAGTTATTGGGTCAACATAATAAATTTCTGGAACTGTGGGTTCATCATTGTTATAATCAATGTCGACGATGATTGGAGCCCCCGGAATATTGAGAAATATTTCTTCAATAACTGGAGTGCTAATAAAAAAAGTTGGAACAGATATTGCACCATTATTTTGAATCTTTTCTTCTTCATCACACTTATTTACTGCGTACGCATCTTCTATTTGAAATGAATTTCCGCCCGTCTCAATGCATTTGCACGATTCTGCATTTGTTTTGTAGACGGTTGACCCCGGCGTATCCATCAAATTCACCGTCGCCATTCGTTTTTGGCTAGAGTTGTCTGTTGACGGATTTGTGGGAACCAGCTGTCTGCGCCAATGCTTCAACGGCCGCGCTTTAAAGTTCGGTCCTATAAAATCACCCTGATTTATATTCGATGGAACATTATTTGCATTTGGACGATGCATGCCGGGAATGATGCTGAATGCAGTATCCGCCTTGGTTGCATAATGCGGCTTTCGCGTAGTCCTTAAAGTATTTGAAGTTCTAAAATTTTGCGGATTATTTATTTTTGGAGTTGTTGTTGCCATATTGTATTATTGTATTATTGTATTATTGTATTATTGTATTATTGTATTATTGTATTATACTATAATAATTAATTATTATTATTATATTATAATAATTAATTATTATTAATTATTAAGGGGAACCTTGGTTCCTTACCTTGCATACATGAGTCCGCAATTTCCGCCCACAAATGTCAGCATGTTGAATCTCTCCTCAAAAATCGTCAGGTTATAATTATAATCGTAAATTCTCCACGTCGGCTTATTCACACCAATCGGAACATTTGTTTCCGGGTCACAGATTGTCAAGAAATTAGCGCTAGGGTCCAGCGGTGGATAAAACGTGGTAAATTCAAGCTCAATCGTCGAAAACTTGCTCGCATTTATCGCTCCTGATGGCTGAAATTCGGTAGGCTCAGTATTGAGGCAAAAATTGTAACAATAAAGCCCATCGGGAGCAGAACCGCGACTGCTTGTATATTTTTCGAGATAGTTATAAATTCCGGCATCAAGCACATTCTCTCTATATTTTCCGTCTAATAAAATTCCCAAATTTAACAAGATATCTTTTTGGTTTTCGACGCTGAATGCCTGCGTCATAAAAAGTCCGGTGGGTTCATGTAGAGCGGGGTTCCAACCGGGACCGTAGCATGCGGGTGAAGGCGGCAAGGGCAGCGTCGGCACCGGACAAGGTTGTGGAGGACTCCATGGGCATGGGTCGGTTTCTAAATCAATTGGCGCGGGAATCAATCCAACCGGTCTGTAATTGTAAGCCCAATTCGAATAATTGCTCCATTCATTTCGCAAATACGCGTCGCTTCTTTGGAAATAAAACATCCAGCTGCTTATCATTCCAAGCGAACTTTGCAGCCAGACGCGCCGGCTTCCTGTAACATTTTCATAATTCCACTCGTAAACGGACTTGATGAGGTACTGTTGGGGCATGGTTGCAAACTGTTTGGCTTCATCTCCAGAAAGAAAACAGTATGTTGACATTAGATGAACGTCTGCATTCCAGTCGCTTCGAGTTGAGTTTCCATAATTAAGTTCAACGTTAGGAGGCGGTTGTATAAATCGATAAAACTGTTGCAAGTTATCGTTGAAATTGGGTTGAATATAGTTTGGCGTTGTGTATTCGGGGAAGTAAGATGGCAGCGTATCCTCTCCCGTGTTTACATTGGAAACATCGCGAATTACGAATAGGTCTCTTACCGGGCGAAGCGTGATGTCGATTTGAAGCGTGTTGTACTGCAATGCAACCAACGGGAATGCCATTTTGCTGCTCAGCGTAAACCAGGCATTTATGGGAATGTAAAGTTTTCTAAATCGTATAGACGGCTCAATTCCTGCCGGGTCAGGAGGGTTTGTATAATTGTAAAATGCATTTGGGTAGTTTCCATTGTTTGTGGAAGAAAATGCTGGGTTATTTAATTCCGGTACATTTCCGGTCATTCGATTATAAAGGTCACGCTGTGTTCCGTTGAAATTACGCTGCGTGAGTGCCAGCAAATAACCGCCTGTTAGTTTTTGAAGCGTCTGCCCTCCAACCGATATTGTAATGTCTTTAATCATTTGTGTTCCCAGGTTTTCAATCCACTTGAATTGATACGGCGTCCACGATTCATTGCAAGTTGTCGGAGGTAATACGGGACTCCAAATATTTGGAAGTGTTATAACAAGGTATGTGTCCATCAATAATTCCGCATACCGAGGAATGTAAAACGTAAATTTAGAATCTTCGCTCATTCTCAAATTTCTTTGACCGTCAAAATCAATTCTAAATTTTTGTAACCCAAAATTTGTATATTTTGCATATGTTGATTTAAAAAATGTTTTTTTAGGATTCGAATTTAAAATGATGTTTTGATTTCCATACGCGACTAAATTTAACAAACCTCCTGCCATTGTTTCGTTGTATGTGTTGTGTGTTGTTCTTAATAATTAATGATATAAACTATATATATAAGAATATTGATTCTAAATAATTAAAAACAATTTATATATAAAATATTAACTATGAATTAAATTCGTTAATTAATAATTAATTGTAAGTAAGTAATTAAGTAATTAACTATTGCATCATAATTTAATTATATATACAAAATATAAGATTTAGAATATATTAAAATAATAAAATATAGATGTCGTCTGAGAATTCTAAGAATATCGAATCTTTGAAAAATGAAGTCATTGGAAAAGTGTTGCATTTTAAAAGTATAGTTTCACAAGTTCCAAATACCATGTTGATACACGTAATTGGTTGCACGTTAATTTTTTTTATAATGGCGTGCATGGCATATTATATTTATTACAAGTACACGCTACTTCCAAAAAGCTGTTCACGTTTGAATAAAAAAAAAGCGCCAGTATTGAATTCAAACTGGATAACAACCGCTTCATCAGACCCGTCTTCCCAATTTTTATTGAGAGACTATTACGTAAAAAGTGCTTATAATTGTTGCTCAACTGGAAATTTTTCAAATGATTATGTAAGCACTTGTGCTCTTCAAAATGCAATAAAAATGGGATGCAGGTGTTTAGACTTTGAAGTTTATGGGTACAACGGTCAACCAATCATTTCCACTTCTTTGAGCGACGACAAGTGTATTAAGGAAACATACAACTATGTTCCATTTGATGAAGCGATGAGTACTATTAAAACAACCGCATTTAGCACAAGCTCAACCGTGTGTCCGAATCCGAGCGACCCTCTTTTCTTGCTTTTTAGAATAAAAACAAACGACGTTGATGTGCTCAACACCATGGCCGAATCAATAAATTCAAATTTGAAAGATAGGTTGATGCCAGAGTATAATCACGAATTTGGCGGGAAAAATATTTGCGCTGAACCTGTGCAAAAATTTACTGGTAAAGTTATTATCGTTGTAGAAGCCATTCCTCTTCTTTATCAACCGGGTGCTGAAAAAATGTACGAAATTACAAATCTCACAAGCAATGCCTTTTTAAGAATTTTAAAAGTATTTGACGTGCTGAACAATCCCGACATTACAGAGTTGACAACGTTTAATAAACAGTACATGACAATTGTTATACCTGACGTTTCAATGTCGGTAAATAATTATGACCCTATGCCGCCGTCTTTGGCAGGGTGTCAAGTGATGGCAATGTCATTTCAGCTTTTGCGCGATGGCAACTTGGCTGTATACAACGAGTGGTTTGAAGCCGGTCCGAGCAAGAGCGCATACTTGTTGAAACCTACCGATTTGATGTTTACGCCTCAAACAATCCCGGTGCCGAAACCACAAGATCCTGCGCTTTCTTTTGCCAGCCGCCCGCTCAAATCTGACATGTATAGTTTTTCGATTTAGAGGGAGGGGAACCTAGGTGCCAAGCATTACGCCCCTCTGACCCCTCCTTGCATGTTTACTTGGCACATTGATTTTCCTGATTTTCCCGATTTCAATTTTATTATACATTATTATAAAATTGAAATAAATATATAATTTTATAATAATTACTAGTTGTCTTGTGAATGAATATAGAAAAAGAAGAAACGAACCCAAATAAAAAAAAAATAAAAATTAAAATAAAACCTAAACCGAAAAATGAAATTGTAATATCGGTAAAATCGGCAACAACTGTGTCAAATCTGGTTCAAGAAAACTTTGAAATTTTGAATGAAATGCTGTCAAAAGAGTTGCTTGAAGAGTTGACACGCAAATATGGTTACGAAGACAAAGACTACAGTGAGGAAAATGGAGAAAGAAACGTTTACAATTTTATAGACGTGTATCGTGACATTGTAAAAAAGCAATGGAATATGGAAACAAATTTCACAGACTATCGACTTTTAACCAACATCACATCAAACCCCGAAAAAATAAAAGTGGTTTGGGGCGGGTGTTTGCAGGGGTTGAAACGGCTTCCTAATGAGTCGGTGGGACACATTGTGACTTCGCCGCCTTATTACAATGCGCGCGAATATTCCACTTGGGCAAACCTGAAAGCATATTTAGATGACATGCGCGAAATCATTACTGAATGTTATCGTGTTTTGGATAATCATCGCGTTTTCGTGTTCAATGTTAGCGACGTGGTTGACAATGACAAAATGGATAAAATAAATGCATTCGGTAATAGGAAAATTCCGCTTCCGGCATATTTTATAGTCATGTTTGAAGAATGCGGATTCACATTTGTCGATGATGTTATTTGGGACAAGGGTGAAGTGCAGAGTTCCAGGCATAAAAACGGAAATAAACCGTTTCCATTCTTTCAGTATTCGTGCAACTGCTATGAACACATTCTCATCTTTCACAAACACAGGTTGGAAAAAGACATTAAATATCCGTGTAACGACTGTGGCAGTTTAATCGTAAAGAGCAACAGCTACACGTTTAAAGGGCTTCGCTCATGGGAGTGCAAAAATCCGACTTGTGAAAAGAGCGAATCTGACCGCGGAAAACGCTTCTCGCTAAAAACCATCATGACGCAAAATCCGTTTCGACAAGCTGAAAATATCATACCCAAGGAACTAGTTCAAGACTGGCGACGAGACATTCACAAGCTGTCGCCTGTAATAAAGATAAATAATAAAAAAGAAAATAAATTGGGACATACTGCGCCATTTCCAATGGATATACCGACAATGAGCACTTATTACTATAGTTACCGCGGTGACATTGTTCTGGACATATTTGCCGGAAGTTTTACTAGCGCAATTGCAGCGCAGAAATTGGGGCGCATTGGAGTTGGATTTGAACTCAGAAAAGATTTATTTCGAGACTGTATTATAAAAAATATAACGAATCATGAATGTCAAATGGAAGAGATTGATTTAGTTTGATTTATGATTATTAAAATGAATATTTAGTTTCGTTTGCTTTGTCGTCGTCGTTTGCTTTGTCGTCGTCGTTTGCTTTGTCGTCGTCGTTTGCTTTGTCGTCGTCGTTTGCTTTGTATTAGTCTGTTTCTTCCGCCGCATCCGCACCCGGTTTTGAGAATAAAGACAACCCACTAAAAAGGCTTTTTGCTTTATCAACTGTTGATTTTTCAGGTGGCTTAAATTCACTCCATGAAAAGCCTTTATACATTGCTCCTTTGTAAGTATTTCCAGGAGAGTATGTCATTTTGACGATATTTTTTGTTCCATCCGAAAGTACAAGCGGAACTTCGCCACGAACGAACGTGCCCTCAAATTCTCGACCATCAGGCCAAGTAATCGTGCCTTTTCCGTGCTCTGTACCATATGCCCAATCGCCATCGTAAATTTTACCATCGAGATAGGTCAATTTGCCTTTTCCGCTAAAATCGCCTTCAACAAAGTCGCCAACGTATACTCGGCCATCCTCATAATTAAATGTGCCTTTTCCGCTTAAATCGCCTTCAACAAAGTCGCCAACGTATACTCGGCCATCCTCATAATTAAATGTGCCTTGTCCATTCCATTTGCCGTGTTTCCACTGGCCATTGTAGGATATTTTAGGACCATTTGTCCAAATGCCATTTCCGTTCGGATAGCCGTTTTTCCACTCGCCATTGTATACTCCACGGCTGTTATTATGATATAGTGGCCATTTAAATCGGGTAGGTTGAGTAGAAGTAAAGGGTATATCAACTCTAAAAGTCTTGCGACCGCGTACAACATTTTCTACTAAAATCAAACCCAGAGAATTCTCCTCAGCCGACATTTTATTTAATATTGTTTATATATTAAGTATATAAATTTAATTATTTAAATGTATTATTTTATAAAACGGGCGGTAAAAAATCATAAAGTAGAAGAAAATTGCAAAACACGCAAAACAGGAAAGGGTAATAAAGCAAAAAAAAATAAATAATGACAGTCTGTCTTTCTGGGTCTGGAAATTATGTGGAAGTTGTATCATCAGCAGAAGCAGCAGCAGCAGCCGCCAGCCATGAATTTCGTTTTGCGATTCTTTCTTCTATTTCTGTCCAATATTCTTTAACCGTGAAGGATTGCTGTTGCATGTTTCCAAGATGAGTATCCCAAAATAAATTTCCAGGGAAATAGTCTGACAACATTACATTATTTTCTGGACAAAATCGTATGTTATGATTATTGACTGCTTCATTGTGACTAACATCAACAATATCATCTTTGCATTCCTCAACTGTCTCCTTGTCAAAGGCGTTTATAGATATTTCCTTTTGCGTGATTGGACTTATGAGCTTCCCATCTCGAATATTTTCAAAATTCTTCATTAACTCATAACATGACTTCCCAAAGTACTTGGTATTCTTCAAATAGTCTTCCAGAGTTTGCTTGTATTCTAACGCATTTTCTCTGGGAATATATTTGTCAATATCAAAAACATGAAGCTTCTGCCAAACTAATGAAGCCATAACATCTATAATGACTTTTTCACTCGACATGAATCCCTTGTGCGTTGTGAATATTTGAGGTTCTTTATCTGG